CACGTAGCCCTTGAGTTCCTCAAGCATCGGCATGGATTTGCCCGCCAGCGCCCACCGCAGCCCGCAGGAGGCCCGATCGCCTGCCTGCCCGCCTTACGCCCTGCCGCCCCCCGTTCGCCGCCCTACGGCCCCGCCAGCCGCCCGTGCCATTTGGCCTGCCCCCGAGCCATTTGGCTCGCCGCCCCTGCACGCGGTCGCGGTTATTGGGACAGGATGGGGCGCCAGAACCGCTCGATCGTGTTCCAGACCCGCCGCTCCAGCCCCCGCGCGCGGCGGTGCAGCGGCTTGGTCAAGTACTTCCACGACCCGACCCGCGACCATTCCTTGTAGCGCCTGCCACGGGGCGAGAACCCGCCCGTCTTGCCTGCGCGCGGGTTGTCGTGAACCTTCTTCGCGTACTTGTAGGCGGCGTTCCCGAACCCGCCCTTCACCATCACGGACCCCGGTGTCAGCACGGGCGCGTTCACGTGGCCGCTGCCCTTCAGGTTCGTGCTGACGGTCGGCACGTAGTTCTCCTTGGCGTCCTCGATGACGGCCTCGAATTCCAGCGTGAGCGCCTCGGCCAACGCCGGGAGCGCCGCCTGCCCCATGCCCTTCAGCCGCGCGCGGAATTCGTCGCTACCCTTGATGGTGACCGTCATCGCCGGTATCCGATCGAGACCTTGGTCATCATGCGCCCTGCGGCGTCATGCACGCCCTCGTCAACCCGCACGATCGGCCCCGTGCTGCCATCCGCGAGCGTGATACGGTCCAGCGGCCCGATCGCGACCGCCTCAAGGAACAGCACCGCGCACCGTGGCACGATCACCTCGCCGTTCGCGCCGACCGCCGTGTCGTCCGCGTTGGTGACCAGCGCCTCGTAGGTCACCGCCGATCCGTAGGAGGCTTGGCCGTAGGAATCTTGGCTGGCCCACGGCTCAACGGTCACGGCCTGAAGCAGCCCGCCGTTCGACAGCGTGGTCTTCGCCAGCGCGATCCCGTTGCGCAGGATGTCGGCCAGTGCCATCTAGCACCTCTGAAGGCGGCGCACCGACGCGTTGACGGTCGCCTGATCCATGAACGAGGCGAGGAACGCCGTCACGGACGGCGGAAGCGTCACGCGCGAGGGCGAGGCGCCCGCCTCGACCGCCGAGCGGAATTTCAGTTCGACGTCGCCCGCCTTCATCGACTCCAGCCCCGCGATCTCGGCGTCCTGCGGCTTGGTCGGATCAGCCACGATGAGCAGGCGGGCGTATTCTGCGGTCGCATATTTCACGAACACCGGCACGGCCATCGAATCGATCGCGGCGCCCGTGACCGGATCGACCAGCCCCACGCGCGGGAAGGCGAGCGCCTGCGTGGTGGTGGTCGGCGACCCGATGAACTTCAGGTGCGAATCGATCAGGCGCGTGGCCGTTGCCAGCGCGCGGCGCTGAACGTCCGTATCCGCGTCGCTGTAGGTTTCCCCGCTCACGTGGCCGCTGTTATACGCCAGCGCCTCGGCTTCCGTGGCGTAGCTGTTCGCGTTGCTGGCGGCTGGTGTGGCGACGATGGTGACCGGCATCACGCCCTCCGACGACGCGCACGCGGCGTCTCTTCAACGATGGGCGGTTCGGTGTAGCCGTCCAGCTTGTTCCCGGTGGACACGGGCGCGGGCATCGTGACCGGCTCCTCGCTGAACAGTTCATGCACAGCCGGATTGAAGTCGGTGTCCGCAAGGACGAGGGATTCTCCCGGCTTCTTGGGATTCTTGATCTTGATGAACGTCGGCATGGCGCGCCTCATGAAACGGGGCGCGCTGACGTGCCCACCAACTCCATCGGGGCCGAAGGAGTCCCAGCGGCAGCGCCAGCGCGCACCTCAGTTGCCGAGCGCGAACCTTACGGCAGGTTCAGACGCACGGCCATGTTGCGGTTCAGCGTCTTGACGCCGTAGAGGACGTCCATCGCCACGTAGACCTTCGATGTGTCGCCCACGTAGAACACGCGCGAGCGCACCGCGAGGCCGCTCTTGGGGTCCACGATCGATTCGATCCGCGCGCCGATGCCATCGCCGATGGTCGGCAGCGGTGCCATCGCCAGCGCGAAGGCGTTGCGGTGGAACACGAGGTTCTGCACCTTGGACGCACCGCCGAGGAAGAACGTCACGACCTGCGTGTTGACGACCGCCGCTTCCAGCCCCGGCTCGAACGCGAGGCCAGTGATGGCGCCCGTGGACGCGGTTGCATCAGCCGTCACGACGTACCGCTGCGTGTGGCCGGTGATGGCGAACGTGTCGCCAATCTTGACGGTGCCAGACGCGTCGAGGCCGTTGACGTTCATCACCTTGATGCCCGCCGCGTAGCCGCCCGCGTTGTTCACCGCGCCAACAGCGTCCGTGGACGTGCCGGATGTGTGCGACTGCACGTTCTGATTGGCGAACCAGTCGATGCCGTAGCGCGTGCCGATCGCGCCGCGAAGCTGCGACTCGACGCCGACCTGTCCTGCACCCTGCCACTGGGTAAACGCCGACTGTCGGAGCATCTGCTCTTCGGTCGTGCCGTCGACCATGCCGTGCAGGTCGTTCATCGGCACCTTGTTGTTGAACAGCACCGACCGCGCGCCGGTCAGATCGTTCACCGCGATCGGATTGGTCGCGGTCTGATACCACGGGATGTCCTTGTAGAGCAGCGCGAGCTTCTGGTCGATATCGTCGGCCAGCGCATAGACGGCGGGCCGCACGTGATCCTGAATGATCTTCTCCTGCGTGTAGGAGAGTTCCTTGTCGGTGAGCGCGAACTTCACCTCGCGCCAGTAGTTGAGCTGGATCGTCAGCGATTCGGTCTGGAGTTCCTGCGCCGTGGAAGGAGCGTCCTGCGCCGAGAACGTGGAGGGCTTCGAAATCTGGATCGTGGAACCCTTCTGCTGAGGGTTCTTGTCGTAGCCGCGATAGACGCGGCCAGCCATCCCCAACGCCTTCTCAAGCAGTTCGATGCCTGCCTGCGCGTAGAAGATGGGATCGTAGGGAGTGATCACCTGTGCCATTGGTTTACCTCACAAAGCGCGCCGCGACCACAGATGACGAGTGGCACGCTGGCGATCCCCGCTCGCGTGAGGCAACGGCACTCCCTGCCGCTGCGCGTCGTTGGTGCGACGCTAATTTGCAGGGCGTCAGCCCTGCACGACGACTTCTGCCCCGGTCTTCTTGGCCTGCTCCTGCGCGGCGCGCCATACCTCCACGTCGCGGGCCTGCGTCCGTGTGAGGATGATCTGCCGTCCCGCTGTGCGCGGCCCCGAACCCGACTCGCTCCCCGAGCCGTTGGACGCCTCAAACAGATGGGGCGCATTCTGCTGAAGCGTGCCAATCCACTCTTCCATCGACAACAGCGACCGACCATCCGCGCCGTAGTAGAGCGTGCCGTCGCTGTGATGCGGCGTGGGCTTCCCGTCCACTAGCTTCCACACCATGCGACCGCGCAGCTTCACATCGTCCACGGCGGTCTGCCGCACGCCGAGCTTCACTGCGGCCTGCGTGAGCGCGCTGTCGATCAGCACCTCGCTCAACTGGCCGAGCAGCGTCTTGTTCTCCTGCTCCAGCGTTTCCGCGCGCTTGGTCAACGCCTTGGTCTGGTTGGTGTGTTCGGCGCGCATCCGCTCGATGCGCTTCTCGACCAACTCATCGACCTTGCCCTCTTCGATCAGCTTCTTGTCGTGCTGCGATTCGATGGTCTTGATTGCCTCGCGCGCCTTGTCGGGGTCGAGGTCGGCGAACCGGCTCTTGAACTCGGTGGCTTCGCGCTTGAACTTGTCGGCTTCTTCGCGGGTGGCCTTGACGGTGTTCTTGAGGCCAGCAACGGCGGGATGGGATTCGATGTCAGCGTCCAGCACGAACACGTCGCCGCTCTGCTTGTAGAGCGGCTGGAGCGGAGCGTCGATTGCCTTGAATTCGTCTGCCGTGATCGTCGCCTTGATCGCCATGAACCCTCACTCTGCATCGGTGGCGCGCAAGCCGCGCGCGAGCGTGCGAATCGCAAATAGCCTACGAACCTTTTCGCTGCTTGTCAATCTCTGCGCGGTGCATCTTGTAGTAGTCGTCGGTGGAGAGATCCCACGGCGCCACATCCGCGCCGAGGATGGTCGCCCACACCTCGCGGTCGCTCACGCGCTTGCCCTGCGCGTTGACGACTTCGATTTCCGCGCGCGGCTGACGAGGCTTAGATGACGCCATAGTATTTCATGATCCGTTCTGCGGCCTCAGCCGACTTCATGTTCACGCTGCCGTACCAGTTGGAGTTGACCAGCAGGTGTTGCCCGAGCTTCATCGTCTTGCCGTTGTAGGTGACCACATCCTCCAGATCCGCCGTGTCCCACACCGCCAGCTTGTCGCCCTTCTCCATGCGGCTGCGCAGATGCTCGATCACCGAGGCTTGCTGATCCGTGATGGACCCCGACGCGCGCAGCCGCGAGAGCCGCATGCCGACCCAATCCCGCAGTTCACTCACGCTGCCCGCTGACGGCGTGAACCCCGCACGCGCCCACGCATAGCCGCCGACGTCGATGTTCGCGTGAACCTTGACCGTGTTGATGCCGTTCTCGGCGTAGAAGCGGAACTGCTTGTGTAGTTGCCGCTTGGAGAAGTTGCTTTTCTGGAGGTCGTCGCGGATCTGGAAGTAGTCGTGATCGACCGTGATGTGGCCGTTGGCGTCCCACGTGAATGACCGCGTGATGCGAGCGCCATCGGCTTGCCCGCTGATCGAGAACCCGTTGCCGTGGTAGGACGGCGTCGCGCGCACGTTCCACAGCGATCCGTTCGGCACCGGCACGGCGAGGTTGCGGAACGCATCCTCGACCGTGGCCCCGCGCCCGAACAACTCCTCGAACTTCTGGCGCGCCAGCCCTTGCCCGAGACCGTCTTGCACCGATCCGAACCGGCTGATGTAGTCCTTGGGATCTGGCGGCTCTGCCTTGAGGTTGAACGGGCTGCTCGCGCGGCGGCGTGCAGGTGGCGGCGTGGTCGCGGTCATGCGCGAGGCACGCGGCACCGGCTGGCCCGAGGCGGCGGCGGCGCGACGGCGTTCCTGTAGCCGCGCGTATCGCTCGCGGGCGCGGCGGCGTTCCTCCTCACTGCGGATGACCGACCGCATGCCCGACGCCGATCGCGGCGCAGCGGTCGCCAAACCGGGATTCGCGGCCAGCACCTCGCGCTGCGCGGTGGCGAACTCGCGGCTGCGCAGGAACGCCGACCATGCGTCATCCGTGACCGTGTAGCTTTCATCGATCGGCCCGGTCCACCTGCGGAACGCCTGCCCGATCCGCGTGTTCATCGGCGACTGCGTGGCGAGGGAACTGGCGATCCCCCGCCGCTCCGCGTCCAGCACGTAGCGGCTGATGGTGGCCCCTTGGGGCGCGCCGGGGGCGGCGGCAGGGGAAGACACGACCGGGGCGGCGTTCGCCCGCGCTGCGGCCTCCCGCGCGGCTTGTCGCGCCTCCTGCGCCAGCCTCTCGGCGCGCAGGCGGGCGGCGATCTCGGCGTTGCGGCGGGCGGTGGCGGCGGCGCGGCGGGCGTCCTCCTCGCGGGCCAGCGCCCGCGCCCGTTCTGCGGCCTTGCGTGCCTCGGTCGCCCGCTTGACGGCGAGGCGGGATTCGGCCTCGCGTTGCTGCATGGCCTCCACGCGGGCGCGGCGCTCTGCGGCCTCGCGGCGCAGGCGGGCGATCGTGGCGATGCGGTCGGCCTCGGCCTGCTCTGCGGCGGCGCGGCGCGCGGCGTTGGCGTCGGCCTCCGCACGGGCGCGCAGTTCGGCGGTGCGGGCCTCCGCACGGGCGCGGCTGGCCTTGGCCTGCGCGCGGGCGTCGGCCTTGGCTGCTTCGCGGCGGGCCTGCTCCTTGGCGGCGGCGCGGTCGGCCTGCTGCTGCCGCAGGCGGGCGCGACGGGCGCGAGCCTGATCGATGTTGCGCTGCCGCTGTTCAGGCGTGACGCGCTCGCTCCATCGTGCCGGTCGCGCGGGCGCGCTGGCAACGGGCGCGCTGCCTGCGGCGACGGCGACGACCGCTTGCTGCACGGCTTCCTGAATCGCGGCGTTGGCGACCGAGAGCGGTGGCGCGGTCTTTGGCTTGAACCGCACGCGCAGCGGCGTGACTGGCGCCTGCATCCCCTGCAACGCGGCCTTCTCTTGCGCGCGTGCCACGCGCACCAGCGCGACCACGCACCGGCAGTTCGGATGCAGCGGCGGCGCATCGACTTGCTTGCCGGTCAGCGCGTGGAACTGCGCGTTCAACGGCACGGTCTGCCGATGCATCGGCTTGCACACCTCGCAGAGCAGATCGTCCTTGGTGACGATCCACCGCTTCATCACCGGCACTTTGCGCGCCTGCGACCACTGGCGCCACGCCTGCACCTGCCCCTGATTGACGGCCCGCACGGATTCGGTGCGCGCGATCGTCTTGGCGCGGCGGCGGATCATCTTGTCGCGGTAGCGCGAGGTCAGCGTTTCCACGCGGTCGGGCTTCAGCCCTTGCGCGGCCACGCGCGCACGGTAGCGTTCGACCGTCTGCTCCATGCGCTCCGTGAGGCCGATGCTGCCCCGGATCTCGCGGGCCGCTTCCATGTAGGTTTTCGATCCGGTGGTCGTGCGCTGGATCGCGCTGCGGATGGCGGCGATCTGATCGTCGCGCATCTCGCGGACCAGATCGTAGGTGTAGACGCGCGCCCACTCCTGCGTCTCGGCGTTGAACACATTGAACCCGCCCTGTAGGGTCAAGTTCTCTGCGCTCATCGCAGCAGCGGCCCCGCGCCGCAGGTTGTCAACCGTGACGGCGTGGAGCCGCGTCTGGAAGCTGGCGTCCAGCACCGAGGCGGCGTCGCTGGCGAGCGCGAACGCGGTCGCGGTATCCCCGGCACGTAGCGCGGCGGTGATGGCCGAAGCGTCCACAGCCGCCCGCGCCTCAATCACGCTCTCGATGAACGCGCGTTGATACGCGGGCGAACTGCGATCCGCGATCACATGGAGATCACGAACCCACTGCGGATCGTCGGCCATGATTAGTCAGCCGATTCGTCGGTGCCATCCTCACCTGCGCCCTCGGTGCCGTCCTCGCCTGCGTCCTCGCCATCGTCGCCCTCTTCGGGCGGCAGTTCCTCGCCGGGAAGCGGCAGGCCCGCTTCGATGCGGTCGGCCTCAGCCTGATCCTCCTCAGCCGCGATCGCGTCCTTCTCGTCCTCGACCGTGATGTTCGGGCGCGCCCATTCGCCGCGCTGGAGGTTGTAGTAGAACGTCTCGTAGCTGATGCCCCCGCCCTGCCACATCGCCATCAACGCCTGCACCTCTTGCGCGGTGAGCGTCATGTCCATGAAATCGGTGTTCAGCGCGACCGCTGGTTCATCCGACGAGGCGTTCGGCTCGTAGCTGCCGACCCACCATGCGTGCCAGCCCAACGCCCGCGACAGCGCCGCCGACACCGCTTTCGAGACCGTGGCGAGCGTGGCGTGTTCTCCCGACTGGCGCAGCATAACCGTGGTCGCGGTTTCATTCGCCTTCGGCTGCTGCTCCAGCATGCGCGCCCCCAAGACCGCCATCATGCGTTCCTTGGATTCGAGCGCCAAGCGCAACTCGCTCAAGCCCTGCCCCGTGAACTCCAACATGCCGACCTTGGCGTCGGGATTCTGGAACGTCCACGCGGCCCCGCTGCCGATCGTCATCGGTTGGCCGCTGGTGTCCTGATAGCCGGTGATCCACGGCGTCGGCAGCGCGGTGAAGTGGCGCCCGTGTTCAAGGTCGGCGCTGCTGAGGAAGTGCGACAGGTTCACATCGACAAGGTCGAGCAGCGGCGGCTTGTCGATCCCCGGCTCGATCGTGCGCGGGCCGACGAAGGTGAACGGGATGAAGTCGAGCGTCTTGCCGCGCCGCGTGGGAATGATCGGCGGCTGGCCGACCCATGCGTTGCCCTCTTTGGACTTGCGCCAGATCGTGACCGTGTAGGTGTCTTTCACCAGCGCCAACATGCGGAACTGATCGACCAGCGTGTCGGTGAACGGATCGCCCGCGCCCTCTTCGGCGACGCGTTCGTGCAGCATGACCATCGTGAGGCGCGTCTCGCCGTTCTTGCCCTTGCCCGTGCGCCAGTTGATGATCTGTTCGGCGTTCCACGACACCCAATACGGTCGCGCCAACTCGCTCCCGCTTGATGGCAGATCGACCAGCACACCCCCGCGCCCCACGATCAGGATCTCGGTCACGATGCGCGCGGCCAGATCGTCCAGCGAGAGGCCGGTGAGCGTCACATCCTTCAGGTGCGGCAGCACCGAGGCGGGACACTGCACCACCTGCGGCTCGCGGCGCGTCACCATCCCGGTCAACCCGACGACGGTGCGGTCGGTCGCCGGATAGAACATGGCGCGCTTCAAGTAGGCGTCGTAGTCGGCTTCGCTTTGGCCGGTCAGCTTGGGGAGGTAGTCGGTGCGCTTGGCTTTGATGGCGTCGGAGCCGCCGAAGGCATCCCGGCACCGGACCCACCGCGCGCTTGCCAACGCATAGTCGAGATGCCTTGAGTCTACTGGCACGGCCTCGCTCCTTTCACGCCCCGCGCTGCGGCGGTGTTGTCGGCGACAACGATTGCTCGTCCCACTGGCGACCATACCGCCACGCCCACAGCAGGCGGAACCCGATCAGCCGCCATCGTTCGGCGCGCACGCGCAACATCTTAGCAGATGGTCGGCATCTGACCGTGCCATTTGCTTCCCGGCAGATCCGCACGTTCTCGCACACGAACGTCGCCGGATACCAGTCCACGCCCAACCACCGCTCCACCACGGGCCGCACGACCGCGCGCTTGGCGAACTCGCGGCGCACCTGCGCGCGATCACCGACCGCTTGCCCCGTCCATGCTCGCATGTCAGATCCCCTGCAACCGCACCACGCCACCGCCTGCGTTGCCGAGCGTGAGATCGTTGAACGCGGTCGCCGCTGCGTCGGCCTGATCGTCGTGTTCGGCGTATGGCACCAGCGCCAACTCATCAAGGAACGGCTCATTCCACGGCCCCGCGAGCAGCGCCACGTTGCCGACCTCGCACTGCACCGCGAACGGGCGCCAGCGCGTCGTCTTCTCCCCTGTGGACGGGATGCCCTTGTAGTCCCATCCTGCCAGCATGGTCGCGCGGGCCTGCACCACGGCCTTCCCGCTCGATCCCGGCTCCTGCTCCTCGCGCACGCGCACGATGCGGCCATCGGCGGTCGCGGTTTGCTGGATCAGCGTGTTGACCGTGGCGCTGCTGAAGCGCCCGCGCACCACATGCTCGATCACGAATAGCCCCGTGTTGTAGCGCGACATCTTCACGCCGACCGTCCAGTCGCCGCCATCAGCGGTTCCCGCGCAGTCCCATGCGCGCACGGTCGCGGTGCGGCCCATCGCCGGGAGCGCCTCGATCGTGCGGAACCACTCGCGCTTGAACATCCCGCCGCCTGCGGGCGCTGGTCGCTGCTGATACTGCCCCGCGAAGCCGTAGGCGCCGAGGGCTTGCTTCATCCCCTCGACCTGCGCACGGGTTTCCCGCGCAGGCCACAGCACGTTCCCCGCTTCGCGCTGAATGGTGCGACCAGACGGGAGGATGTAGGTGCGCGACGATTCGCACAGCGCCTCGAACTTGACGTGCGTGTAGCCGAGGTCGAGGCACCGCTTGGTCAGATCGCCTTCGTGCAACCGCTGCATCACGACCACGATCGCGCCGCGCGTCTTGTCGTCCAGTCGCGTGCTGGTGGTCTGGTCGAAGAACCGGATCGCCTCGGCGCGCTGCACATCCGACAACGCCTGCCGGGGGTTGTGCGGGTCATCGATCACGATGCGCGTGCCGCCCTTGCCCGTGGCGCTGCCCCCGACCGAGGTCGCGATCATGTGGCCGCGTGCCGTGTTCACGAACTCGCTCTTCAAGTTCTGGTCGTGGCTCAACTGCACGGCATCGCCCCACCGCTCCTGATACCAGCCGCTCTCGATGATCTGGCGGCGGTCGATGCTGTGCTTGATCGAGAGCGATCCCGCGTAGCTGGCGAACAGCCAGCGCGATTCGGGCGACCGCGTCCACTCCCATGTCGGCCACATGACCGAAATCAACGTGGATTTCATGTAGCGCGGCGGCAGGTTGAACACCACGCGGGTCAACTCCCCGCGCGTGACCGCCTCAAGGTAGTCGCAGATCGCCTCGATGTGCCAGTTGTGCTTGTAGGCGGTGCCGGGTTCGACCACGGGCCACGCGGCGCGCACGTATTCGGCCAGCGATGCCGCGTAGATCCTACGCTCGCGCTCAAGCAGCATCCGGTGGAGCGCCTGCTGCGGCGATTCGTGCGCGGTCGCGGCGTAGTCGATCACGGGCGACGCTCGATCACGACCAGCGAGTTGTGCAGATGCACAGCCTCGATGTTCAACTCCCACCAGTCCAGATCGCCCTCGTCGTAGTGGTCGAAACAGATCGCCGCGCGGCGGTCGCCATGTGCGCGCAGGCCGCGCTTGTTCACGGCGTCGGTGAGGCGGTTGATCAGGCGGCGCGTTGCCAGATCCAGCGCGCCCTCAGACGGCTGCGGCATCAGGTCCGATTGGAACTCGGCCCAATAGCCGGTCGCGAAATCCTCGATCACGTAGAAGCCACGCGGCGCCAACGACGGGAGCAGCGCGTTGGCCGCGAGCGCCTGTGCTGCGGCCATGTGCGAGCCGTCATCGATGATGATGTCCCACGGCCCCTGATCGGCCAGCGCCGCCAGCGCGTTCGGGTCGTGCGCGTTGGCGTGGATGCACACGATGCGCGGGCCAAGATCGAAGATGGTGTGGTCGTTGTCCACGCCCACGATGTTCGCGTTCGGAAAGTAGTCGCGCCACGTGCGCAGCGATTGCCCGTGCAGGATGCCGATCTCCAGCACGCGCTTGATGGCGTAGCGGCGCGGGCCGAAGTATCGCTCGTAGGTGCGGCAGTAGTCGTGGTAGGTCGCGGCCTTGTCGGTGCCGTGCTTGCTGGCAATCGCGTTCAGGTTCGGCGCGTATTGCTCAAGGTAGGCGTCGAGGTCGCGCTTGGTGCAGATCGGGCAGTCCACCAGCGCGGCCCCGTGGCGGGCCATCACGGTGTGGTCACAGGTCATCACGGGCGCCCTCGGTGCGCATCTTGGTCAACTCCGCGAAGTGCGTGCCGTCGAGTAGAATACCAGCCTCGCCGCGCCAACCGTGCGAGATGATCAACGCCATCATCAGCGAGTGTTCGTTCATGCGGCAGGCGACCGCCGTCACCAGCGCCAGCCACGCGGCGCGCAACAGCCTCATCACGACTCTCCGATTGCGAGATCGCGCGATTTCGCGCTGCACTCGCGAGCAGCCGAGGCGGGAGTCGCACTCTGGTCACGCAGAGCATCGATTCCGCGACCGATCTCGCGAGCAGCCGAGGCAAGAATCGATCTCGGATCGCACAACGTGCGGGAATCGCGATCGCGCTCGCGAGCAGCCGAGACAGAACGCGGCTCGCTGATCACGAACTCCTCCGAGGCGCGCCACTCGCTTCACAGTGCCATTCGATCTGCACCGCGCCCACGCGGGCAAACACGCGCACCAGCGAGTCGCGCGGCGTCGCGTCCTCGATGCCTTGGTGCGCATGCACCTGCGTCACGCGGAAGGGCAGCGACCAGCCGTCGCCCAAATCGATCTCGTATTCGACGCCGGGGTCGCTCAAGCGCGCCGCCGCTTGCGCGGGCGTGAGCGCGTGGTCTTCCATGCGCGGCATGGTCAGCGCCTCACGCGGTAGGTTTCGAAATCGGCGCGCACTTCGTGCAGTTCGTGGTCGCTGATGAACTGCCGCAGGTGCATCGCCACGGTCATCCCCAACGCCTCATAGCCGGGGCGCGTGAGCAGGTAGCGCGCGAACATGGTCGCGGATTCCGAGGGCGACCACTGGCGCGGCGAGATCCGGTCCACGGTGGCCGAGTCGAGCGAGCGCGCCAAGCGGCGGGCGTCATCCACATCCAGCAGCATCTCTGCGTCTTCGTTGCCGTCGCTGGTGCGCATGACCACGTTCACGCCCACGCGGTCCAGTTCGATCCGGTGGCCGCTGGCGACGTCGAAGTGGTCGATGGTGCGCGGCTCGGGGTTCGGGTTGGCGGTCGGGGTTCTACTCGGCATTGGTCGTCTCCTCTGCGTGTGCTTCCAGCACCAGCGGTTCGCGGCGACCGTCGAGGCGGCGCCGTGCGTGTTCGATTTCCTCCAGCCGCGCCTCGATCGCGGCGTTCAACTCGTCATCCGGCAGCGCATCCAACGGGGGCGCCGCCTGCGCGGTCACGGCCAGCCGGTCGCTCTTGCCCCACTCGCGCGGCCAGCGGCGCGACAACATCTCCATCGCGATCTTGGGGTCGCGTGTGGCGTGCGAGGCAACCACGGCGACGAGAAGCATCTGCGCGCGGGTCTCGGCCTCCTCCACCGCGTTTCGAAACTCTACGAACTTTCCGCGTGTTTGCGTTGCGGCCTTCGCCATCCACCGATGGAACGCGCCCGTGCTGATGCCCGCGTAGGCGCAGGCCACGTGCCGATAGTTGCCCGACGAGAGGGCTTCAACGAACTTGGCCTGCACCTGCGCGGTCAACTTATCTGGTCGTCCACCCGGCACGGCTTCCCCTTCGGCACGTAGCGGTCGCACGCGGCGACGATGGTGATCATATCAAGCGCACATCGACCGAAGCGCGATTTGCCCGGTCGTGCGACCTCCTCGTCGTGGAACGTGAAGTGCGCGCAGGTGGAGCAGTAGCCCACGGTGCGTCCGGTGGCGATGTGTGTGCGCGCGATCATGGCCCCTACCAGAAGAAGTGGCCCATCAGGAACCCGAAGGCGAACGGCAGCGCCTTGCTGCGGTCGCTGGCGCGCCACACGATCTCGCTGATGGTGTCGCCGCGCTTCTCGTTGGCGGCGCTCCAGATTTCGTAGACGAACAATCCGATCACGGCGCCGATCAAGACGTAGATCATGGTTCCTTCTCCAGTGCGACCAACTGGTCAGCCAACGGGTTCGTCCATTCGGGCGGGCGCGACGGTCGCCCCACCACCTCGCGGGCTTTGGCCCACCGCGTGCGCAGACGGGCGACCTCGCGCATCAGCCAGCGCACATCGGGGTCGCCTGCGACGCACGGGTTCTCGTATTCGCAGCCACACGCCATCGGGAAATCCTGCGTCGCGTTGGCCCATGCCGCGTCGTGCTGTGCGGCCCGCGCGCACAGGCGGTCCCATGTGTCGGGCGCAGGCGCGACCGGCGCGTCCTCGACGCGCGTGCGCCACAACGACGCGCGCTCGATGCGGATGCCGCCCCCTGCGGTGCGCACGCCTCGCACCTTTCCCTCTTGCAGCCAGTTCCAGATCGTGCGCCGCGACACGCGCGCCAGCGTCGCGGCTTCGTTGACCGTGACGACGGGGAGCCGCAGCGTGGCGTCGATCGTGTCGTCGTTCACGCCAGCACCGCCTTGATCGCCGCGAGTCGATCAGTCATCGCGTTTCTCCCACGCACGGCACCCGCCGCCGAGATCGGCACAGCGCGTGTACAGGCTGTACTCGTCGCCATAGATGACATCGGCTCTACGTTCGCGCACCGATTTCAGACAGTACGGGTCGCGCCGCCCGATGCGGTCCTGCCGCTCGCAAAATCGACAGGTTTCACACCGCATCGAGTGGTAGCGCCGCACCTCGGCGGCGAGGGTGTCTATACACGCCTCGTTTGACCAGTCGTAGTCCGAGTCGGTGCCGGTACGTCGGGCCTCGCGCAGCCGTTCGTCGATGGTCTTGCCCGTCCACGCCAGCGCCTCGTCAAGATTCATGGTTCCCCTCCAGCGCGGCCCAACGGTCGGTTCATGTGTTCTCCTTGTGGCGGTCCCACCACGCGAACAACGGGTCAAGGTCGCGCGCATTCAGCAGCGGTGCGGCCTCCGCGATCAGCGGCACCGGCCAGTCCCACCACCGCATCGCGCGCAGGCGCTTCACGACCTCGGGCGGATGCCGGTAGTAGTAGAGCCGCGCCGGATTTCCCCCGACCACGGCATACGGCTTCACGTTCGACACCACGTGGCTGAAGGCGCCCACGACCGCGCCGTCGCCGATGCGCACGCCCGACATGATGCTCACGTGCGACCCAATCCACACGTCGTTGCCGATCTTGACTGGCCCGCGCGTGGATGGCAAGCCGCTCGGCGCACACGGGAAGGTCTTCTGGTCGCGGTAGCCGAACGGGAACGTCGTGCCGCGCAGCGGGTCGTGATTGCCGCCGAGGATGATGGTGCAGCCGGTCGCGATCGAGGTGAAGCTGCCGATCTCGACGCTGGCCTGCGACCACTCGGTGCGGATGTGTTCGACCCCGTAGGTGAACCGCCCATACTGCATCCCTACGCCTCCCACACGGTCAGCTTCGCGGCGTGGCTCGACGCCCGCTGCGATTTGATCCACCGCCCTGTGTCGCGGATCACCCCGCGCCGCGCATACCCGGAGATCAGCGCCCCGACCGCGTTGTTCTGGTTCGTGCCGATGGCGCCCCGTGGCAGGCCGCAGGCGGCGACCAAATCCTCCGAGGTGAACTGATGCCCGCGCGGGAGCGTTTGCAGCCAGCGGCCCGCTGCGAGCCGCCAGTCGGGGTCGCTGCCGGTCAGCGCGCGGGCCTGCCCCTTCGCCTTGCGGCGTTCGTTCTCGGGCGCAGCGGGCGGCGCCGGGAACAGCGCAGCGGTCGCTCGGCACTCCTCCTCGTATCGCTGCCACGCGGTTTTCGCCGGGGCGGGATCATCGAACAGCTTGCCGGTCATCGTCTCGTCTCCTCCACTGCGTGCAGCCTACATCGACCACGCGACCGGGGATCTCCTTCTTGGGTTCGCCGCGCGTCTCAAACCAGCGGCAGAAGCCGAGGAACGTCACGCCCCCGATCTGCTGGTGCGCGCACGACCAGCACGCTACCGTTTGCGCCGCTTCGTCTTGGTCGGCGGTCGCCACATCGGTTTGCCCTGATCGAGCGTGAAGTTGAGCGCGAGGAACGATCGGCGCTTGACGATCTTCGGCATCTGCACCGGCTTGTTCCACCGCGACTCGGGGTTCGCGCGTGCCGCCCATCCCATAATCACTCCTTACTCGGCCCGACGTTTGGGTTCCGAACGAACTCGCCGCACCAGTCGTCGTCCGCAACGATCGGCCACGACGCATATTCTTCGGAACGATGATCCTCGTCACCGCGCACCAAATACGGACGCGGCGCATGGCGCACGCAGGCGCCCTCGCCGTTGGTGTTGTCTACGAGGCCAGCGTAGAACGCGCACTCGAAACACGACCGATCGTTGCGCGCAATCTGGATCGCCATTCTAGTCCTCCACCTTCTCGGCGCGCCTGCCCGTGAACGCTTCCCATCGGTCGATCGTGACCTGCACGTAGCTCGGCTCGATTTCGATCGTGTAGCACTTGCGGCCCAACCGCTCGCACGCGATCAGCGTCGTGCCTCCCCCGCAGAAGCCATCGACCACCACCTGCCCCGTGACCGTGCTATTGGAGATCGCGCGCTCGGCCAACTCGACCGGCTTCTGCGTGGGATGGAAATCGTTCCGCGCGCTGCGGTCGCACTCCCACAACGTGACCTCGTTGTTCTGCCCGTGCCAGCGTGCGGCGTGGCCGCGCTTGTGTGCGTAGTAGCAGGATTCGTGCTTGCCCTTGTAGTGCGCAGCGGTGACGAACTGCGCGTGGTTCTTCGCCCACACGATTTGCGCGGTGATTTCGTAGCCCGACGCGATCGCGGCGGTCGCGGCCACCAGCCCATCGGCGTGCCACAGATACAGCGCCGCCTTCGCATCGACCACGCGCGCCAAGTTCGGCAGCGACTCCGCGTAGATGTTCGTGCCGACATGATCGTTGGCGAGCGTGGACCGCCGCGTGGCCCCGCCGTCGTAGTTCACGCCGTAGGGCGGGTCGGTGAAGATGCAGTGGCCCACGGCGCCGCGCATGAGGCGCGCGACGTCGGTGGCGTTGGTCGTGTCGCCGCAGAGCAGCCAGTGGTCGCCAAGTTTGAACAGATCGCCGCGCCGGATGTTCGTCTCGCGCGCCTCCGGCATCGCGTCGGGATCAGTGCGACCGCTGTGCGGGTTCGGCGACGCCTCGCGCAGCGAATCGAGCAGCCCTTGCAAGGACGCCTGCCCCGTCTGCACCCGATCGAGAAGCGCCTGCATCATCGCGGGGTCGGTCGCGGCCAGCCCCGTGATCGGGTCCAGCAACGCCAGCACCAGCCGCTCTTCGCGCGGCGTCAGATCGACATAGGTGACCGGGATCGTCGCCTGCCCCTCGCTGAGTGCCGCCTTCACGCGCAGGTGACCATCCACCAGCGTCTCCACGCCGCGCTCGCCGACCGGCCACTCCTCGCTGGTGCGCTTATTGACGATGATGTTCTGCACGATGCCGACGTCGGCCAGCAACCCGATCAACGCCTCCTGCTGCGGCCCCGGATGGATGCGCGGGTTGTCGGGGTTGGCGAGTAGCTGGTCGGGGGCTTCCGATCCGTAGCCGACGATGCGGTTGCGCCACACAGTCGGCACCTCGCCCGGTCGTGATCGTCGTCGCGGCATGGCGTCCTGCTTGTCAGTGCGCGGCCACGGTCGGCGGCTGCGCGTCCTTGGCTTTGTTGTCGCGTGACAACGTCTCGTGCGTGATCATCGCATCAAGCGCCGTCAACCGGCGCTGGTCGCTGTGGATTTGCTCGGCCATGCTGCGCACGGCCTCCACCAGATTGCGCTCGCAGTGGCCCACACTGCGGGCCAGTAGCCGGATCTCCTTGCGCTCATTGTAGAGGCGCACCAGATCATCCAGCATGGCGCGAATCCCCCGCTGCTTCATGGACCCACCTCCTGCTTGTCGTGCCACAGGCGCTCCACGACAACGCGCCACGATGCGCGCAGGCGATCGAGGCGGCGTGGCGAGTTCGCTAGATCAGGCGTCGCCATCAAGGTGCGCCAGATGTCGTGCCGCGTGAGCGACCCATCGTCGCGATCGGTCGCATCGTAGAACATCACGGCTGGCCGGTAACGCTCGACGCTAGGCGTCGGGCGGCGCGGCGCATCGCGTTCGGCGTGGTGGTCGTCGTCGTGCTGGCAACCGTAGCATCGAGAACGCTCGCTGATACGACGTCGGGCGTGGCGGCGACGGGGCGTGCGACGGGACCGTGTTGTGGGATGTGCCATCCGGGTCGCGCTCCTCTCGTTGCGAATAACTCCACGCGCGGGATGCGCGGGAACATCTCTTCGATGATCTCGTAGATCCGATCCGGCTTGCGCCCCGTGGTCGGATCAGGCACCTCGAAGACGGAATCCGGTCGCAAATCTTCAGCGGGCATCGGCGCGTTGCCACGGCCCGCGAGCAGCAACCATTCATGGCGCGATCGGAAGTAGCGCCCCGTCTGCGGCAGATCCTTGATCCACACGGCGCTCGTCCGGTAGGTGAAGCCCCACGCGGTGATCACCTCCAGCGCGGCGGCGACCTTCGCATCGGGCGCCCACAGCGCCAGCACGCAGTCGGTCGCGGCCAGCGTGCGCACGCGATCGGCCATGTCAAGGAGCGCCGGTTGGTCGAGCCGCGTCCACGGCACATCGGCGAAGATCAGCCCGTAGGTGCCGATCGGGAATTCGTGGAACGTGATGCGCTCGGCCTCCTCCACGATGCGCGCCTGCTCGCGCAGTTCGGCGACCGACCAGTTGTGCGTCTCGGCCAAGTTCAGCAGGCGCTCGGCGGCATCGGACGGGAACTTCGCCACCGCCTTGTGATGCGACCACGACAGGTTGCGGTGGCGCGCCGCGTGCGCGAACCGGCTCGACACGTGCGCGGCCACGCGCAGCGACTCGTAGGTCATCACCCGCGCGTCGAGCGCCTGCGCGTACCGCTCGCCCCAATCGCCACGGCCTTCGCCATAGACCAGCCAGTCGCCCACCGCCCACGACAACGCCACGCCCATTCGTCGCAAGGTCTCGCCGAAGCGCGCCCACTGATCGAACGATGGCGTGCCTTCGACGGTCAACCCCTGCGCGGTGACCACGAATCCATCATCACCTGATCGGGCGGCGACGATCACGGCATCGGGCAGCGGGGTCGGCGGCGGCACACTGATCGTGCGTGGCATCGGCTACTCCGTCACCGGGGCAGCAGCAGCGACGCGCCTCGGGCGCACCACGCGCGCACGCTCGGGCGTATCGGCGCGCTGCCGACCGCGCACGATGGCCTTGACGGTGTCCAGCATGATGATCACCTGCGCCAGATCCCCGCTGGCGAAGTACTCGATCACGCGCTCTCGGTCGCTGACTTTACGCGGCATGATGCCTCCTGTGCGTTGGTGAAGACGAGCGTGCCGTTGGCGCCCGCGATGGCGTCCTCGGCGGTGATGATGATGCGGTGCCGCTGCACCGCTTCGTGGTGTTCAGCGCAGAGCGTGACGCAGTTCGTTGGCTCGACCGGCGATCCGCCGCGCGATCGGAACACGATCTCATGCACGTGGCCGCGCGCCCCGACGTAGGCGTTGCAATACCGGCAGCGATAGCCGTCGCGGGCCAGCACCACCACGCGACAGCGTTTGCGCGCAGCAGCGGTGGCGCGCTTCAATGCAAGGCGCCGCAGGAGCCGCTTTGGTGGCTTCGGGAACTTCATGCGTCGTCGTCTCCGATGCGGAGTATATCAGATTGAACGGCGATTCGCCAGCTAGAGGAATTCGATTTCAGGCGCGCTGGCACGCGGTCGCACGCGCCAGTATTCGCGCGTAGCGTTCGGGGGAACTGGGATGGCGAGCAGCGCCGCGCGTTCGGTCGGCGACAACGTCGCGCCGCCGCGCTTGGTGCTGATCAACCGGATGCTGTGCGCGTTGAACGCGACCAGATCGAAGGCGCCATGCGAGCCTGCGGCGCGCACCACGTAGAACCCGACCGCGCGCAGCCAATCCCGCGCGCGGTATTCGGCGCGGACGCCGCTCGCCCGATTGCGTTTGCCGATGCGACGGTGATCAGCCACGGCCCCTCGATGAAGACGACCGTCGCCCCCGTTGCCGGAAAGCAGTGAGCGCCAATCCCATGTCACTCGTTGGAGCGACGGTCGGGCCGCATGCTACCACAGCCGCGATTGGCGACCAACGAACCGCCCGCGCGCGTCACGCAACCGCGACCGTGCGGCCAGCCGCCCCGCCTCTACCACCTTCGCTCTCTCCTTCGCCCGCCGATCCGCCGCCAGCCCCTCCATGCGGGCCAGAAGCAGGCCGACGCCGCGCCAGAACCGCCCCTGCGCCCCGTTCACGGCCCCGGCTAGGCTTGGATACCCCGCCGCAGGCTCGGGCCTCCTGCGGGCGCTGGCGCCCCCGGCAGGGTAGCACCCCGGCGCGCCCCTCACGCCCGCCCCCCGCGCATCCGCGCGATCCGGTCGGCCTTGCAGCCACTCAGCAGCCGGTGGTGCGTGAACCGCACCGCCCTGCGCGCCGCCGCCCGCTGCCGCTTGCGGTCGTCCCACTCCATCACCGGGTTCGGCATCGTGTCGAACCGGCAGTCCACGCGCTCGGCGCGGTCGGGCAGCAGGTAGGCGTGCCGCATCGATCCGTTCCACACCACTTCGAAGTCAGGCATCGTCGTCTCCTTCCTAGTAACCGCGCTCCTTGAAGCGCATCTGGTCGCGTTCAAACACCAGCGGGATTTCCGCGATCTTGCCGTTGCGGTTCTTCGCCACGTCAAACAGCGCCTCGGATTCCGTGCGCGACAAGAGCCACACCTGATCGGCATCCTGCTCGATGTCGCCAGATTCGCGCAGGTGGTGCAGCCCCGGCTTCTCGCGACCGACCGCTGCGCGCGACAACTGCGCCAGCGCGATCACCGGCACTTGGAGTTCCTCGCTCATCACCTTCATCGCCCCGGAGATCATGCCGACCTCGACCACGCGGTTGTTCATCGCGCGATCGGGATGCAGGCGTTGCAGGTAGTCCACGAACACGACGTCGAGGCCATGCTGCCGCTGGATCTGACTCGCCAACGCGCGGATCTGGCTCGGCTTCATCGGGCGCGGCACCACGTGGAAGCGCGACGCGCGCAGCGCCTCGACCACGCGCGACACCGCGATGCGCTCCTCGGTGCTGTAGGTTGTGGCGTCGCCATTGATCAGCCGCGACGCGTTCTTGCCGGTATGCACCGCCGCCAGCCGCAGGCCGATCGACTCCTCGCTCATCTCGACGCTGACCACCAGCGCCGACTTGTTCTGCTGGAAGATCATGTTCTCCAACATGGTCACCATCAGCGCGCTCTTGCCCTCGCTGGTGCGACCGGCCAGCACGTAGTAGCCCGTGCGCAACCCGCCGTGCAGAATGTCGATGTCGAACTGCGGCAGGCCGGTCTTGACGCGCGGTGTGGCGGTCTGCACATCCAACCGCGCCATCAGCGCGTCGGCGACGCTGCGGTCCTTGCTGGCGACCTCGATGCGGGCCATGTGCGCGAGCGCGGCGGCTTCGGCTTCATCAGCGGTCGCGCCGCTGTAGGCCAGATCCACCACGTCGCGCCCCACGGTTTCCACGCGGCGCAGGCGCCAGTGATCGCGCACCGACCGCGCGTAGTCCTGCCAGTTGACGCCCTTGAAGTATTCGTCCGAGAGCCGCACCAGCCCCGCGCGCTCGCCAAGCTTCGCGTAGAGCGGCGCGTCGTACTGTTGCAGATAGTTGGCAATCGCCAGCAGGTCGATCGGCTCGTTGCGGTGGTAGCGCGCGAGCATCAGGTCGTAGAGCGCCGCGTGTTCGGGAAGCCAGAACATCGCCGGGGTCAGCATCGCGGCCACATCCGCGAAGTGTTCCTCGGGTTGCCAGAACGCGCGCCCCAAGACGCCGCGCTCGGCTACCAGATCCCGCAGCGGCGCCGGTTCTGCCGCGCGCGGTCGGCGACGCGGCCTCACCTCCACCAGCCGGGGCGCCGACTCAAACGGGATCGCCAGCGGCGCCTCCTCGCGATCGGCTGGCTCGTAGAACATCTCGTCCACGATCATGTCGTCGTCGGTCATCGTCGTCTCCTCATGGGCGGTCGTCAGTGGATGCGATCGGCTGCGGGATGATGCATCGGCTCGGGGTATTCGCGCAACCATGCGCGCTGCCGCGCCTCGTCAATGCGCTGGCTCGCGTCGTTGTAGTGGCGCCGCAACTCGGCCAGCATCTTGTCTTGGCCCGTGTAGTCGCGCTCCCGCAGGCAGCGATTCGCGCGCTCCTGCCATTCGTCGCGCTCGCGGTTGCGCAGGTTGTTCAGGTAGGTGTATTCCTCGGTCTCCATCCACCGCTCGTTGAAGTCGGTCTCGCGCTTGTAGCGTTCGCGGCGCACGCGCTCGGCGACCTCCTCGGTGGCCTGCACCAGCATCGGGCGCAAGCGCCGCTCGGTCAGCATCAGCCGCAGCGCGTGGCCGTTGGCGACCAGATACGAGTCATCGTCGGCGAGGTAGATCGCGATGATGCGCTGGCGCACCGCCTGATCGGGCGCGAGCGCCATGAACCGCTTGTAGTCGCGCAACTCGCGTCCGAGGGCCAGCGCCGTGTAGGGCTGGCGGTACTTGGCAGCGTAGGCGTCGCGCCACTCGACGCGGTAGGCGGCGAGCAGCGGCGACACCGCCTTGGTCTTGCGCATCTGCGACCGCACGCGCGTCTCGCCAAACAGCGGCATCTCCACCACGCGGGCGTTGCGCTTGTGGGCGGGCATCGGTCCTCCGGTGTGGGAATCGAGGCATTGACCACGGCGCGGCTTGTGCGCGCCAGTAGAACGAAGTTCTACTAATACAAGATCAGAAAATACAGCAAAGGATCGAAGCGGCCAGATGTTTTCAGAAGTGGCCGGTTCGGAACTTCGGCTCACGAATTGAATCGAGGGCAATCTGTTGTCACGCGACAACGCCAACCGCGCCACCTCGAACGTCGTCTTGTGGCGACCGCCCTTGGGGTTCGGATTGGGGCGGCGAGCGATCAGGCGCGATGCCTCCAGCCGTGCCAGCGACCGTCGCACGGCGCGCTCCGAGGCGCCCGTGGCGTCGCACAGTTCCTCGGTCGTTGTGCGCAGCAGGTTGCAGCCGCGCTTCAGCCGGTGCAGCAGGTGGTCGAACACGCGCACGTCGAGCGTGGCCGCGTCGCGGCGGCACGGCAGCGTGATCGGTTCGTGTGGATCGTTGCGTCGCGCGAGCAGGCGCAGTACACTTGCAGGCGACATCGGATCTCTCCCGATGGTGCGGGACCAACGGCGCCCTCAGCGCCGCCCGCAGGTTGCGCGCCCGATCGGAACTCCCTCCCGATCGGGCGCTTTGTTTTCGCAGTCTACAGGCTCATCCAGATCAGTGCAAGCGCGTCGGGCCGTGCGGCATCAACGCGCGCGGCACTCCGATCTGAATTTCCGCCTCGACCGCGAGCAGCACATCGTGTTGCTTGCGGTAGGCCGCGATGATCGCTTCCACGTAGTCCACGACCACCTGCTGCGGCTCGCGCTTGCCCGCCAGCACATCGACCGAAAACCACACCGCGATCTTGCGCATGATGCGCTCGGTCGCCAGATCCATCTCGGCGTCGGTGAACTGCCCCGGCTGTGCGAGGATCTCGTCGCGCTCGGCGTGGTTCACCGCGATCATTTGCAGCGCCGGTCGGCACTTATCGCACATCGTTTGCAACCCCACGTCTTCACTGGTAGGATTTTCACGACCGGGTAGCGGGAAACAGCGCGACTCGTCATCGCGCGACTTCAGCATCGCAACGGTGCCGTCGTCTCCTCCCCGCTGCCCGGTAAATCCTACCCCACAATCACAGCACATCATCCGGCAGCGGCTCGGGCGCGACGGTGTTCCAGCCCACGCGCCCGCCCCCGATCATCTGGTGCAGCCGCATCGTGAGGCGCACATCGGACGTCACGTGATCCGCGACCGCGTTCCAGTCACCAGCGGCCACCAGCGCAGGCACCTCCGCGCCGCTGTGCGTGTCGTCGGTCGTCCAGCCCATGCGCTTCGCCCACCACGCGAGCCGCTTGCGGCGGGTCGGATCGTTGAAGCTGATCGCGCTCATCAGATCCAGCACGTGCGGGTCGCCGTAGCGACGCACCGCATCGAACGCGGGCCGCACACCCAAGATCCACGACCGCGTGATCATCGCCGGGATGTCGAAGCTGGCGAGGTTGTAGCCGACCACCATGCCGCCCGCCTTGAACGCGGCCTCGCAGCGCGCCCACGCTTCCACCAGCGCGGCGGTCTCGCCGTCCGTGGTCTTGCAGATGCGCCCGTTCACCATCGGCTCGCCGCGCTCATCGAAGTGGCCGATGCCGATCGCCACGATGCGCAGCAGCCCGAAGTCGAGGGCGCACTTGGCGACCGCGATCTGTTTGGCCTCCGCGATGTAGGCCGCGATCTTGGCGGGGTCTTTGTAGTTCGACGGCGCCTCCGGTTCTTCGATGAACTGGTCGGCGTTGTCGATCGGAGCGGTTTCGATGTCGAGGTAGATGCTGCTCATGTTGGCGTCGTCTCCTGCACGGTGAAGGCGAGGCGCCCGCAGGCGCCCCGCCGTTGGTCGGCTAGTTGTTCAGCAAGCACACAGCGGTCAGCACATCCCACAGGCGCCCGCTGCGATCGGGCTTCTTCGAGACCGTGAGGATCACGTTCTGCCCCCGGTTGAGCGCCGTGCGTGCGGCGTCGTACAGCTTCTCGTCGTAGGTGTCGAAGGTGCCGAGGTCGCTCTTGACCGAATACACCTTGTAAGGCGTGCCGTCCTGCTTGGTGCCGGTCTTCTTGATGACCACATCCTGCACGGCGGTCGGCCCCACCTCGCGCATGGTAGCCGTGGGCGGCACGGTGGCCGTGGCCGCTGTCGGCCCCGTAGCGCGCGAGGGCGGCGCCGCATGGGACGGGCCGCTGGCGCTGGCGTTCGTGGCTCCGGTGGCCGCTGGCGCGGCCTGTCGTGGCGAATCGCCCGCGACCCCGGTTTCGTTCCAGAACGGCGGCGCATCCACGCGCCTCCACTCGGGCTTCTTCACGTTCTCGCGCCACACCTTGATCGCGTGCATCCGCTTCCAGCCCTCGGCCTTGCGGCGGTCGTAGAGATCGGCGCCGATCGCCAGATCCTTGCAGCACCGCGTCAGCGCGTTCGACTTCGCGGCCTCGGCGGTGTCGGCGTAGTCGAGGCGCTTCTCGGCCTCGCTGAAGTACCGCGCGCTGCCGACCGCCTTGGCGATCGGGACACCGCGCGCCATCAAGACCCACGTTTGATAGGCGACGCCCGTGTCAGCATCGAACCGCAGCGCGTCGGTCGCGCGCATGCCCCATCCCATCGCGCCGAAGACGCGCGTGAGGCGCTCGCGGTATTTCATGTGGTTGACGTAGACCTCGCCCGTGGGCAGGATGTCCCACTCGTCCTCGTTGAACGGCGCGGTCAACGTGGCGGTCTCGTCGGCACTCAATCCGTGCTTGGTGAATCCGTCGTCGGCCAGCCCGTGATCGACGCCGTTCGCCTGCGCCAGCGCGTCCGCTTCGGGATCAGTGATCGCCAGCGCCATCGTCGCCCCCTCACTCCGCATGGTGTCGTTCATGTGATGTCCTCATTCCGTGTGTGCGTTGCCGTGTTCCAAGATCAGGGTCTCCACAAGGGCGCTCGGGGTCATGCGCGCCCGTTGTGCGTGCAGCCGCAGCAGGCGCGACCCCTCGTCGGTGAGGCGCAGGCTGCGCGGCATCTTCCGTCCTCCTCTCGTTGTGGGCCGCGTGACCGCGCTCGCGCGCGTGCGCAGCAGGTGTTCGATGCAATCGTTGCGACTCAGGTCACCGCGCCGCGCGTCGAGCGCGACGATGGTTGGCAGCATGAGCGACACGCAGTGTTCCCACCGCTTGCCGGGGTATTGCGATTTCGGCCCGCTGCCCGGTCGCGCGCCCCCGCGCCGCGTCGCCTGCCGCCGTCGTGCGTTCATTCATGCCCTCCTTTCCCGCTTAGTTTATCACGATTCATCGCTCCAGCGCGACGCTGAAGTTCAATCCACTCCAGCCAGCCGAAGGCGTCCTCGGTCGTCATCATGTCGTAGTCCAGCGGGCGCTCGGTGCGGTCGATTTCGCGCGACAGCGCCGCGCCGAATCGCTCGCCGTTGGTGGTCATGCCGACCGTGATCTGGCGATCGAGGTCGAGGATCGCCGTCCAGTGTGCGTGCTTGCGGCGCGCCCACGCATACAGGCGGTCAACGACGCGCTCCAGCGAAGCGCGGTCGGGATAGCGCAGCTTGGATGCGCGGTGGCGATCGCGCGCCAACCACACGATCGCCTCGTCGGGACCGGCCTCGATGTCCACGGTGACGATCCACGGCCCGCGCACGGCATCCTTGCGACCGCGCACGTGGCGCAAGCCGGGGCGGGCGATCGTGAAGGTGCAGGACAGCCCCGCATCCTTCAGGCCGTAGAACGCCCCGATCGACGGCGTGGCCGGATCGAGCGCGGCCATCAACGTATCGCAAACCGGCCTCAGCACGGCGGTCATGACGACGCCCCCCTCTCTGCGAGCAGTGCCGCGAGGTTGTCGCGCTGCTCGCGCAGCCGGTGCGTTGCCACATCGAGGCGCGCGATCATGGCGACGCGATCCTGCGGCGTCAGCGCGGGGTTCAACTCCAGCCAGCGCGACACCGAGATCATCGCCTGCATGGTGCGCTCGGCTTCGCGCAGCATCGACCGCACATCGGAGGCGACGTTGTGCGCGGGTTCGGTCGCGTGTGTGTGTTCCATCGCTACCTCGCCCTCGCGCGCAGCGACTTCGTTTCGGTGGCCGACGCCTTGCCGGTGCGCTTGCGTGTCTTCCGCGATGTGGCCGCGACCTTGACCGTCACGGCGCGGTTGGCGTCGCCCACGGCGCGCATCCGCACGGTGGTCGTGGCTTCCTCCGGCAGCGGGAACAATTCGGCGGGCGACGGATACAGCGTGGTCACCTTCTCATGCCGCAGGAAGGCGAACAACGCGCGCTCGGCCTTGGCGTAGATCAGGTCCGATGCCTTCTCGGACGAGGCGCTTGGCGCGCGGTCGGTGAGCCAGTTGCGCAGGATGCGGATCGGGTCGTCGCCGTCGTCGGAGTAGCGCCCCTCGCACAGCGCCTCGCCGAACCGCAGGATCATCGACTCGTCGGTGTGGTAGCTGGCGCGGGCCATCGCGGTCGCGATCGGCACCGTTGTCACGCCGCGCACGGCGCGCGGCCAACTCTTGAGCGCCAGCGTGATCGCCTTCTCATGCTGCGTGTAGGCTTCGTGAACTTCGTGCGTCGTGGGTCGGGTCTGCCCGCGACCGCGCACGATGCGGCGCGCCACGGCGATCGCCATGTTGCCCGCGTGGACGCCGAACCCGATGCGCAGGTGGTCGGCCATCGTGCGGCCCAACCCGGAGTCGATGTAGGCGGCGATCTCGCGCTCGAATCCGGTGGTGACCATGCACTCGATCGTCACGCCGCTCTCCACCACGGCCCACAACCGATGCTGGCCGTCGAGGATGTTGCCCTCCGTGGAGAGCGCCATCCCCTGATGCGTGAGCTTCCACTTGCCCGCCTTCATGTCGCGCGCGTACTGGTCGATCTTCCACTGGCGCAGCACGCGGTTGACGGTGTTGGTTTCCAGAAGTCGCGTCGCCACTTCTGGCGTGATCGTACGCACGGCAGTCTTGATCATCGTCGTCTCCTTCACGGTTGGGGCGCGGGCCAATCCCGCGCCCCGGCTGCGTTGTTACTTGCGGTCGCGGGCGCAGGCGGCGCGCACCGCATTCACCTCGGGGAACAAGTAGTCGGTTTCGGCGCACTGCTCGTCGGTGTCGCAGGCGTCCACATCGGCGTCGGGGTCCATCTCCACGGGGTCGCCATCATCGACAACGTCGTCCATCGTCGGCTCGACCACCGGCTCGCGGCGCTTCGGCGGATCGAGGAGGAGTTCGCTGCGGGACCACGACCGCGAGCCGCGCGCGTTGCTCACATACCACGGCGCCTGCTGCTCGCGCGGGAGCCAGTTCTCGTTGCTGACCCACATGCCGCGCACCTGCGTCCAGCCCTTGCCGTAGCGCGCGATCGAGGTGGCGGTCACGATGCACACGCGCTGTGAGTCGGGGATCAGCCGCGCGAAGTTCTGGCCGTGGCGCCCCACCAGCACCGCCATCGCCCGCGAGTCGCTGAAGGCGCCATCCGGCACGCGCGCCCCGGTGCTGACCGTGGACTCGCGCAGGTTGTTCGCCCAATCGCCCCAGTGACCGTTGTGGAACAACACCATCGGCGCCTTGCCCTTGAGCGCCAGCGGCGAGGAGGGCGACGCGACGAACGGGTGGCACAGGTCGGGCCGCGTGCCGCCGACCGTGCTGATGCGCGTATGCACCACGAACGGCCCGCTCATCTTGCCCACGGCCTCGCGCAGCGCGTCGAAGGTCATGATGCCGCGCTTGTAGTGGACGGTCTTGCCGTCGCTCCACGCGAGGCCCGCGCCCTGCGGGTTGGCGTCCCACATGGCACGCAGGTCAGTGATCGTCGGCTGCTTCTCACAAATGGCGATAACACACATGGCGTCGTCTCCTCTACTGCGTGATCGTGTTGCGTGACCTATCGTATCCCAAACCAGCGTCCAGATCAAGCCCTCACTGTGCGCGCTCGGTGGCGCGGCGCACGCGCTCGGCGCGCACGGTCGCCTGCATCTCGCGCATCAGCGCCAGCACCGCGTCGCCCCCGCCGTGCGCCATCGCGTCGCACATCTCACGGCGCAGCGCGGCGGTCGCGCGCATCGCCTCGGCGCGCGGGTTGCGCCCGCGCCCCACTTGCCTCAATGCGTGTGCTGTGTCTCGGTTCATCGTGTCCTCCTGTAGGTGGCTGCTGTGGCACGTTAGGCGGGCGCAGGCGGGGCGATCGGCCCCGCCCGCGCCCCGTAGCACTACCGCGCGTTCCGCGCGAGCCGCGCGCGGCGGGCGCGGGCGCGCTCGATGTTGGCCTGCCGCTGTTCCGGGGTCACGCGCAGGTGCCACGGCACGCGGGCGGTCGGGGTCGTGGCGGGCGTCGTGGCGGGCGTCGTGGCCGTGGTCGCGCGCGGCATCCGGCGGCGGGCGCGCGGCGCGTTCGCGGGGCGGTCGAACTTGCGGGCGAGGCGGCGCAGTTCGCTGATGTAGGGCGCCAGTTCATCGAGGCTGCACAGCGCGCCGAACCGCGTCACATCGGTCGAGGTCGTGGCGCCCGCGCCGCGATTCCAGTTCAGGTGGATCAGGAGGCGCTCGCAAGCCACGGCGCCTTCGCCGCTGCGCGCCACGCTGGTCGCCACGGTGACCGGCGCGTCATAGCTGACCTTGTGCTGGCGCGGCGTGATCGCCTTCTGCACCAGCCCCACGCACAGCATCACGTAGGCGTTGATCTTCAGCGCGCTCACCGTTCCGGCAAACACCCTGAACTCGACCGTGGGCGCCGCGCTGCCGTAGCTGTAGCCGCCCTGCCGCGTCACGATGTGCGCGAGGTTCAGCGTGTGGTAGCGGTTGCCCGCCGCGCCGCACTGCACCAACTCGCGCATCGTGGTCATCGTGTCCAGCGCGCGGTAGTCGGGGGCGATCGGGCGCGCGTAGTGCGAGGTGAGGCGGCGGCGCGTGCCGGTCACGGCAAACAACCCCAACTCGTGATTCGCTACGCTGGCGACCAGCTTCGACATCTGCTCGGCAGTGTTGCTGTCGGCCCAATACACATGCACGTGCAGGCCGCAGGTGTCGTTCACGCGGGCATCCATCTGCGCCAGCGCCTCGCACATGCGGGCGATCTCCGCGAGGCCAGCGGCGCCGCGCAGGATGCCGCTCACGAACTCCACTCCCATGTGGCTCGGGGTCGGCGGGTTGCTCAACGACCCGTCGTGCTGCGCTTCGAAGTTGAAGCCGCTGATCCGCGTGCCTCGGTGGTAGCCGCCCACCGACCAACCGCGCTGCCGGAACAACGCGCTGTTCACGTAGCACTCGATCTCCACGCCGAAGGTCAAGCTGTTCAGGATCGCGTCGGCGGCGGCGTTCGTGTTCGGCATCTGTCGTCTCCTCTGTTCAGCAGCGCCCCATGCGCTACTGACAGGCACAGTATCCCAATTCAGGCGCCACGGCGTCAAGCGAAAAGCGACCGCGAACACAAGATTCTTTGCGGCCCCCGCAAGCCTATGCGAATCAACGACTTACGGGTTCGATGGCGGGCGCGGTCGCGGGGGTTTCGGCCTGATTCCACGGCCTGCGCCAGCGCCCCGTATAGCCCAATTCATGCGCGGCCATGTTGCGGCACCAGCGCCCCGGCGATCGGGCTTCTCCGGGGCGCGTAGTGCGTGCAGCGTGGCACGTGGTGGCGCGGGCCGATCGGCGCGCGTGTGTGCCGATCGGCTGGCGCTTAGGTGCGCGCGGTCGCGGTTGTGTTACCGCTGGCGTTGTTCTCGATCACCGCTGGCGTTGATGGCGGCGCCTGCGGCAGCGTGAAACAGCGACCGCAGGAATTGCAGAAGCCCCCACCGCGCCACACCTCGATCAGGTCGGGCGCGTCTTCGCGGCAGTGCGGGCAAGCGATCACAGAAGCAACGGTCGGCATCAGATCCCCTCGATCGCGCTGGCGATCATCTGGCGCGCGATCGCAAGGTCGTCCACTGCGGCCAGCGTCGCGTTCCGAATCAACGCGCCGAACGTGGCATCGGTTTTCTGCACGTAGGCGACCGCCCACGCGCGCACCGACTCGCGGTTGGCGCCAAGAGTGGAAGCGTGTGCGCGAACCAGATCGCGCAGGTTGTCGGCGCGGTCCAACACCTTCAGCGTCGCCGCGTGCGGCGTAGTGAGGATGCGCGCCATGTAGTCGTCCGACGATTGCGATCGCGACCGCGAGAGCGCCAGCACGATGTTGCGCACCGTGACCGGGAAGTAAAGCAGTTCCCCCGCGCCCGCTGGCGTGTCCTCGACCACGTCGTGCAGCCACGCAGCGGCGACCGCATCCACCGGCAAGCCGATGCGCATGGCCGCGTGCGCCACGCGCGCCGGATGAACGATGTAGGCGTCGCCCAAGTAGCGCCGACGTTGCGCGGCGTGCAGGACGGTCGCGGTGTAGGCGGCGTGCTGCACCATGTTCGCGTCGTGGGTCATCATCGCGACCCCCGGCGCGCCAGCAGGCGCTTCCGCATCCGCTCCGCTTCGCGCTCGTCTTTGCGCGCGGTCGTGTAGGCGTCCTCGCGGTGCTTGGCAACCGTGGTGATCAGCCAGCCGCGCAGATCGCCCGCGCCGATCGCCTTGAGCGCATCAGCCAGCAAGCGGTCAGCGAGGCGGCGCACGCCATCCGGTTCGGAGTCGGGCAGGTAGATCGTCGGATCGGTGAATCGGTTCTTCATCGTCGTCTCCTCTCAGTTGTCGGCGTGGATCTTGGCGTGGCAGCGGTGGCACACCCACACAATCATCAACGGGAATCTGTAGTCGGGATGATGCCGAACCAGCCTCGCCACGGCGCGCCCGCAACCCTCGCACGCGGTCGGCTTCTCGCGGATGTTATACCATGCGCGCTTCTGCGCGATCCGCACTTCTCTCGGTGTTCGCTCGCGCTTCATGCGCCACGCGATGCGCTGCTCGTCGGGGGTCATCCGAGTCCTGCGCGGTCGCGTTCTGCGTCGCTCCTTTGCTGCGCGCGAGTCGCTTTTCGTGCATTCTTTACACTTGCCAAGATGTCCATCGGCCATCTGCGGATGCACATAGAACTCGCTCAGTGGCTTCGTCGCTTGGCACTTGAAGCAGGTTTTCATGGGTCTGGATTCTAGTCTAGAACCCGACCGGGGGCAACCACGGGTCCACGGCCTCAACCGCGACCGCCACATCTTCTTCGGCTTCGTCATCGTCGCTCACGCGCGGCGCGATCACCGGCTGTTCCTCGCGGGCGTCGAGCGTGAACCGGCTGGCCTCGTAGCCTTCGGCGACCACATCAAGCGCCGCGTCCATCGTGGCCTGCTTCGCGACCAGCGTGTGCGCCATGCGCGCGTCGATCGAGCCTTCCAGCACAAGATGCTGCACCAGCACGGAGTCGCGCTGGCCGATGCGGTGGCAGCGGTCCTCGGCCTGCGTCATGTTCCCCGGCACCCAATCCAACTCGGCAAACACCACGTGCGAGGCGGCGGTCAGCGTGATCCCCACGCCCGCCGCCGTGATGCCGCCCACGAACATCGCCACGGCGTCGTCGTTCTGGAAGCGGTCCACGTTCACCTGCCGCTGCGCCATCGGCGTCCGTCCGTCCACCACCACCGCCGCGCTGCCGAACTCGCTGGCGATCGCGTCCACAACATCGTGGTGGTGCGCAAACACGACCACCTTCTCGCCCGCCTCCAGCACGTCGCGCAGATGCTCGACCACATACGGCACCTTGGCAACCGCCGTATCGTGCCGCAGCCGCGCCATCTCTTCAAACGCCGCCAACTCAGCCGTGCGCAGCGCGTAGACCGCCTCGCGGTAGGCGTTCTCGTCGCCAGCCTCGCGCGCCGCATCCACTGCCGCGCGCAGCGTGCGCGCCGCGCCTTCGTGCCGCGCCTCGGCGTCGCGCTCGCGGCGCACGTAGTCGCCGCAACCGTTCGCCGGGATCTCGATCACCTGCCGCCGCTTCGCGGGCAGTTCCGTCAGCACGTTCGCCTTCAGGCGGCGGATCATCACCGTGGCGCGCAGCTTCTCTTGCAGTTCATCAAGGTGCGAGGCGCCGTCGAAGTCCCATCCGAACCGCCCGCGCGTGGCGTTGCAGTAGCGCATCGCATACGGGAAGAACTTCGGGTAGGTGATCGGGTCGAGGTAGTTCAGCAGCGGGAACAACTCCTTGGGGCGGTTCACGATCGGCGTGCCGGTCATCAGCACGCGGCGGCGCGCCTTGATCGAGTAGGTCATCACCGTGCGGCGCGCCTTCGGGTTCTTGGCGTAGTGCGCTTCGTCCACGATCGCGAGGTCAAACTGCTCGGTCGCGAGCTTCGCGGCGTGCTTGTGGAGGATGTCGTAGTTCACGATCACGATGTCGGCGGCAGGCCACTCGGTCGAGGTTGCCAGCGCCACCGACAGCGGGCGCGTCAGCCAGCGGTTCAACTCGCGCTTCCAGTTCAGCCGCAGCGTCGCGGGGCAAACCACGATGGCCCGCCGCAGGCTCTCATCGGCGTTCAGGAGGGCGATCGCCTGCACGGTCTTGCCAAGCCCCATCTCGTCGGCCAGCAGCGCCGAGGGGCGCGCCAGCAGGCTCAGGACGCCCGCGTTCTGAAACGGCAGGCACGCGAGGCCAGCGGGCGCGGGCGCCACGTAGTCCGCCGCCACCGCCCGCGAGAGCGCCAGCGCCGTCGCGCGCTGTTCCATCAGGCCGGTCAACCGCAGGTGCGTTGCCTCGTCCGCGTAGCGCGCCAGCTTCGCGGCGATCGCGGCGTCTGCCGTATACCAGAGGCGCGCGTTCGGCTCCCACCGGAACCCCGCGCCCTTGAGGATGTCCTTCTCCGCGTAGCTGCTGATCGCCTCGTAGCGGTCGTTGCGGTATGTGATCGTCATGGCGTCCTCCACTCCTACAGGCGACCAATGCACTCGGGGCCGAACCCGCTGTCGATCGATTCCGGCACGGTCAGCAGGCGCCCGCAGCGCCCGCACCGCCCCGCGTGGCGCAGCGCGTAGCCGGTCGGCAGGGCGCGCGAGGCCGCAACGTGGCGCAGCGCCCACGCCACCACCTGCACCGGCTTGCTGTCGGCGCGGTACTGGCTGCGGGCGGTCGTGCGCACTTCCAAGGTGGCCGGATCGAGGAGGCCGATGTAGCGGTAGTCGCTTTCGTTGTCGCTGCCCGCGAGCAGGCTCACGAAGTAGGTGTGGTCGTTCGGGTTGGTGCGGCTCGGCTTGGCGTTCACGCGGTAGGTGTAGCGTTCGCCGCTGACCTCGTTCGACACCGTGAACACCGCGCGGCCCGCCAGCGCAAACGCGCGCGAGACGCCCGCCGTCCGATCCATCGTTGCCGCCGCTGTGCCGTTCGCCATGTCGTCTCCTCTCATCCGGTCAACATCGACCGTGGCAACATTATCCCAATTCAACCAACCCCCTGTCAACATCGAAGATTTGCCCGTATTCATTGGCCGAAACCGGGGTCTAGAGTTCGCCGTTGGCCGCGTTCCGGCCCGCGTCCCGGCAGGCCGCGCACAGGTCGCCGTGCGTGGCGACCGCCGTGGCGCACACGGGGCAGTGCGGCGCCCGCAGGCTCAACGCGATCGCTGGCTGCGCCAAGTTGGAGAGTGCGCGGCGCGTGGTGACAGCCGTGCGCGGGTCGCGCATCGGCGGCTCGCCCGCCACCTGATCCGCATCGCGCCAGCGGTTGTCGGCGATCGTGCGTTCACGCGCGGCGTAGTTGGCGACCGCTCGGTTCACGTAGCGCGCGGCAGCGGCCATCGTGTCGAACTGGCGCGGCCTGAACAGCATCGATCGCAGCCAGCGGTTCTCCAGCGGCGACCACCGCGCCACGACGACGCTGATCGGGCGCGGCGTCCCGTGGCTGGTGCCGTGCAGACGGTTCACTTCGATCGCGTAGGTGTTGCCGTAGATGCGGCGCACGATCAGCGCGTGCGGATGGCGCGTGGTGCTGAACAGTTCGGACAGTTCCGGTGTGGCCGTGGCGTGGTCGTCGCGGAACGTGATCGTCGGCAGGGCGCTGATCGATCGCGCGCTGAAGCTGATGGGCCGTGGCAGCATGATGTTCGCAAGTGGTCTCGGCATCGTCGTCTCCTTTACTACCGGCTCGCCAGCACGCGGTCGGTGCGGGCATCGAAGATCACGTCGCCTTCTTCGAGGTGCGCGTGCAGCGCATCGAGCAGGTCGCCTTCTTCGATCAGGTGGCCTTCGGCGTCATATACCTTGAAGCGCAGCGAGCGCGGCTCGCAGCGCAGGCGGTCGGCGTTCACGATCGCATCGAGGCTTCCGGGGCGGGCGATGTGGCGCAGCAACATGGTCGTCGTCTCCTCAATGCGGGGCGCCCCGTGGGGCGCCCCCGTGCATGGTCGCTCTACTGATCGGCGGGGCGGCGCTGGATGCGCGCCATCACCAGCGCGAGGCGCGCCTCGCGGTCGTGCATCTGGCAGGTGTTCAGCCCGTGGTTGCCACGGCCCACGGCGGGCATGCCGCAGATGTGGCCGTCGTCGGCGGTGCGCTCGCAGCGCGTGCGCGTCGGGTTCGGCAGCGTGGCGGTCAGCAGCGTCCACAGGTCGGCGCGCAGTGCCGCGTTGTCGGCGTCGCTGAAGGTGGCGCCCATCAGCAGCGGCAGGCCGCTCGGGACGCCGGGGAAGCCGGGAGCCTCGGGCATCAGCGGCGAGGCCACGTTCCGGCGCGCCACGATCGCGTGCGCCTGCTTCGCCAGTTCCGCGTTCGACAGCGGCTTGGTGGCGTGGCGCTCGGCCTTGGCGATCGTGCGCGCGGCGACCACGTTCTCCGTGCGCCGCACGATCGTCCCCGTGCCGTCCTTGCGCACGCGGGCGGGCAGCGCCATGAGCGCCTTGGTCTGCTTCTTCGTGCGCTCCTCGGCGGCGCGCTTGGCGGCGAAGGCGTTGTTCAATCCGCGCTGCGCGGCGGCGCGCGATTTGGCGGCGGCTTCTAGCTGCGCCTTGGTGTAGCTGCTCAACTCGAAGACCACGCGCGGCTGCGTGGCCTTGCCCTGCCGGTGCTGCTTGCTGCGCTTGCTCATCGTCGTCTCCTCTGTGTGCTGCGTTGCCGGTTCGTGCGTTCAGGTGGACCGCCGAAGCGGTCCTGCTCAACGCGCGAGCCTACCGACGCTCGCCGAGGATGCGGGCGATCGCCACTTCCGCGCGGAGGATGTCTTGCTGGTCGGTCGGGCCGGTCAGCAGTTCCAGCGAGGTGTGCCGCGCGAGGAGCGCCGCGTCGATCTTGCCGCGCCACTCGTCCATCACGCGCTCGGCGTCGCGCTGCGTCGCGATCGCGGCGGGCCGCATCTCATACTGCATCACGCTCGCCACCGCGACCATCGTGATCACTGCCTGCACCGTCGCGCCGTCCAGCGGGGCCGTCCATCGGGTTGTCATGGCGTCATCTCCTCTTCTGTGTGCTGCGTTGCCGGTTAGCGGGTGAACGTCGCGTCCCAAATCGCCTCGCGCGAGGCGGTGTCGTGCGCGCCGGTCGAGCGGTAGCGGATCAACACCGGCACCACGCAATCGCTGAACGCCTGCCCCTTGGTGATGCCGCGCTTCCACTCGGTGCGGGCGCGGGCGCTGGCAGCGGCGATCGCCTCGATCGCCTGCGCCACCTTCGATTCCTGCGCCGGGGTCTCCGGGTAGTAGAGGGCGAACCGCTTCCGCTGCGCTTCCATGTGTGCCGTTGCCATCGCGTCGTCTCCTTCTGTGCGGCCACCATCGACCGTGACAGTATTATCCCAATTCAGCCAACCCCGTGTCAACACCGAAGATTCGCCGGATTTCATTGATGAATTTGCACGTGGCTGGCAGGTATGAGATACTGTGCGCGGCGCCACCAGCGGCCAGCGATATTCTGGCTGCGCGGGCGGTCGGGGCCGGAAACCTCGACCGCCCGCCTCACCACCGTCCTCACGCGCGGCGCCACCACGCGATCAGAACGTATAGACCACTTGCGCGCCGTATGACCACGGCGACGCGCCGGGGTTCTTCGATTGCCACGTCTTGCCAAGCCACGCGGTCACGGTCACATCATCACCGAGGCGCGACACCACCGCGAGGTTGACGCCCGTGGGACAGACGACGCCCACCAGCGCGCCGCGCTTGTCATCGGGGATGGCGGTCGCGGCCTGCTTCACCGCCGCCGTGATCGATGGCAGCAGGATCTCCGGTGGCGTGTTCATCGCGACGCCGTTCGCCGCGCCGAGAGGATACGTGGTCGGCGTGGATGGCGCCGTTGGGAATGCGCTCTCGGGTGCCATCGCCAGTCAACCGTTCTTCGCAGCGGCCTTGACTTCGATCAGCGTGGCGCCAGCCGGAAGCTCCATCGCCGTCTTGAGCAGCTTGGCCGCGACGAACTTCTGATAGAGACCCCACACCAGCGCGGTCACGATCGCCACTGCACCAGCGACCCACTCGACCTGCGCGCCGCTCTGCAAGATGCCCTGCGCCACCAACCACGCGCCGACCGAAGTGAGCAGCCAGCGCACCGCTGTCCCGATGAGGTTCTTGATGATCAGATCCATGTGTGGTCCCTTCTAGGAAGCGCCGAGGATCAATTCCTCGGTCGTGAGCGTGAGCGGGCCTTCGCCCTCGCGTGTCTTGGTGCCGTCGAGAACGTTGTAGGTCGCCCACCGCATCGCCTGCTTCGGCGTGAGCGTGACGCGCTGCATGACCCCGATCGGCAGGCATACGCTGTATCCGCCCTTGGTGGCAGCGTAGGCGCGCACGCAGCCGAGGTTGTTCGCCAGCGCATCATCACCGACCGCGTGTTCGTCAAACGCGAACGGATGCCCCGTCCAGTAGTGATTCTGCCGCGCCCAATTCGACAGGTCAGCGGGCAAGAGCGACCGCAGCGCCGCGATCCCGCGCAGCGTCGGCGAGAGCGACGGCTGCTCCCACAGGTTCGTCGGTCGGTGTCCGCCCACCGGATGATCCGACTCGGCGCCGTAGATGCCCGCGCCCGTATGCACCACGTGCGCGCAGCCGCCAGCGATCCACGTGACGACCGCTGCGCAGATCAGGCGCCGCGCGTTGTCGTCGGAGGCGACGCTGCTGCCGATGCCGACCGGCTCGTTATTGCCGAAGGTCGGCGGGTAGCCTTGCCGCTCCCAATAGCCCCACGGTTGACGCACGGGGCGCCAGCCCTGCTCGCCCATCACGCGCTCGAAGTGTTCGGTCGCAAACGTGGCCGCGCTGTCGCGGTAGATGCCGTCGCTGCCATGCGCCGCCGAGGTGAGCGCGGTCGGGAATCCGTGCGCCGCGATGACCGCCGCAAACGCGCGCATCCGTGCGCCGCCCTGCGTGTCGCGGAAGCCCTGCCCCTCGTTGCTGATCTCAAACGATTGCACAGTCTCGGGCGCGGCGTCGGCCCGCGCCAACACCTCCTGCATCACGCGCTCTTGCTCGCGCGAGGTGAGCGCGTTGCCGCCGAACAGCGTCCACGCGATGCGCGTGTGGTTCTCGCGCGCCAGCGCAAACGTGTCGTCCAGCTTGGCGCCGAAATCTGGCAGGCGCGGATCGGTGCGCAGGTGTTGCGGCCAGTCGGTTGTCTCGGACAACACCCGCACGAAATCCACGCCCTCGCCGCGCGCCCACTGGAGATTGATCTCGGCCAGCGGTCGCGGATCGCGCACCGCGTAGAACAGCGACGTCCCGACCGGCAGGTATGACCCGCCATCGTCGCACATGGATCGCCCGCACATGCGCACGCGGCCAGCCCGATCACCGGGAGTCGGCGGTTCTGGAGGACGCGGCGGTGTATCTGGCGTGGGATCTGCGCCGGTCGCAAAGATGGGGCGACCGTTCGGCGCGTAGATGACGAAGTTGCCGTCATCCTGAAGCTGTGCGTTGTACCGACCGTTAGGAGATCGAAGTTCGTTCATACCGGCCTCACAGGAACGTCGCCACGCGGTTGATCCACCCCTTGAGGAATTTCAGGTCCGTGCGATCGATCACGTCGCGAGGCACATCGGCCAGCGCGCAGGCGAGCAGGTGTTGCAGGCGAAGCGTGATCAGGTTCTTCTTCAAGCCGTTCATCGGTGCGCGATTGACCGCCGCCAGTGTTTCATCGCCGAAGACGCCATCCACCGCGACCGTGCGCAGCGCCCGTTGCAGCAGCAGCGTCGCCGCACGCGGGCCTTGCAGCACGCCCATGTCCACCACGAACGCGCGCGTCCACGGATCGAGGATCTGGTCGAAGCCCGTGTCGTGGATGTAGCGTTTGGCGTAAACCTCGCGGGCCTCGGCTTCGGTGAGTGCCTTGACATCGGCGGCGGTCAGCGTGTCGTCGCCGCGATAGGCCCGCAGCGTGCGCAGCGTGATGCCGTATTTGGTCGGGCCACCAGCGTCAACCGGATCGTCGGTGAACTCGCTGCCCTCGCGCGCAAGGATGCCGGTGATGATCTCGTCGGTCGTCATTTGATCAGCGGCCTCGTCAAGTCAAGCGCGTGGTGCGCGGCCTTGATCATCTCCAGCAGCAGCGTCCCAATGACGCCGCCAAGCGCCAGCAGCCCGCCGCCGACCGCGATCTTCTTCTTGCGCGGCCAGTAGCCGCTCAAGAGGTCGCCATCGCCGTCGCCACCGTTGGCGACCGCGCGCATCACGGTAGCGTGCGACTCAAGCTGTGAGCAGCCGTGATCGCGAATGTTGGCGACTGCGCGTTCGATTTCGCTGTCTTCGTTTTCGATCGCGTCGAGCCGCACCACCGCCGCAGCGATGGCCTCGCTGTTCTTCCGCGTGCGCCCATTCAGATCATCGAGGCGCGCGTTCATGCCGCCGAAGCCGTCGTTGAGTCGGCGTTCGAGGCGATCTTGGAAGCGCGAGAAGTCCTGCAAGAATCGACCGAATTCTGCGCCGCTCACGTAGTCTTCTGTCATCATCGCTCCTTGCAAGGCACATAGATCGTGCGCTGATGCGTGCGCTGGATGCCGCCAGAAGTGGTGATGGTGTTCGTGAGTGCGTAGGTGGTGCCGGGGGTTCCCCCGGAGAGCCACAGCGTCGTCACGTGGGTCAAGATGTAGCCCGATCCCTTCACCAAGACGCCGTCGTTCGGATCGGGATCGCTCCACGTACTTGTGGCGATGCCGGTGGCGCCTTCGGCGGTCAATACCGCCGACCAGTCGATGCCGTACTCCTTCACGTCGGATGGATCTTTGGCTTCAAGCAGCGTCCGTGAACTTGCCATCTTAGACTCCAGTCGGCGTGATGGTCGGGATGCGACGCTCACCCGCGAGCGCCAGTATACGTGCCTCGGCTTCGAGCGCCAAGATGCGCGTCTCGGAGGCCAACACAAGGATGCGCGTTTCCGCGACCGTGCGCAGCGTGCGCGCCTCGGTGAGCGGATGAAGGAGCCGCGCCGCCCCCGGTGGCGGGATGGCTCCCACGATGACGTCGCCCACCGCCACGAGCGCGGTCGCGTTCGGCGCGCTGCCCGCGATCGTCGCGGCGCCGAGGATGATCGTCGCTCCGGCGACGTCGGCGCTAACCGCGACCGCCTGCCCGGTCAGCGTGGCCGGTCCCGGCAGGAGCGCCGCTGGAGCCACGCCTGCGCTCGCGGCCACGGCCTGCCCGAGAAGGACGCCAGAACCGCCTACGCTGGCCTCTAGGACGCCCGCCGCCGCGCCGGGGGCGCTACCCCCTACCGTGACCGCCCCTGCGCCCACAGAGGCGCTGGTGGCCCCTGCTGAGGCTCCTACCGGCTGACCGGGGATGGCGATCGCCGCCTGAAGCGCCCCGGCAGTGACCGCCGCCGTCGCCGCAGGTGCCGCGCCCGCGATGGTGCGCGTGGCCTGCACCGCCCCGGCTGTGATGCCTGCGGTCGCATTCGGCGCGACGCCCGCGATGGTGACGGCCCCCGGCAGGAGCGCCGCCGCCGTGACGCCCGCTGCGGCATCTGGCGCGACCCCGGTGATCGCCTGCGGCCCGATCAGCGTGGCGGTTGTGACGCCCGCCGTCGCGCCCACCAGCGCCCCGGCGATGGTTTGCGGCGTTTCCGGCGCCACGGTTTCGAGCAGGACGCGCGAGGTGCGCACGCCGCTGTGGAACCGGAACAGCCCGCGCGCCGACGATCCGTGCAGCCGCCGCCTGAAGACATACGTGGACGGAGGCCCGACCGATTGCACCGCTGCCGCCGTGACGTTGCCCGTGGCGCCGACCGATTGGCCCGCCAGCGTTGTCAGCCCCGGCGCCAGCGTCGCCACGCTCACGCCCGCCGTCGCGCCCACCGCTTGACCGGCGATGGTGACCGTCGCGATCCGCGCCGCCGCGTCTACAACCCCGCGCGCGTCGATGCTCTGCCCCGCGATCGTGATCCGCGCGGTGGTCGCTGCGGGTTGAACCGCGACCGTCGCGGCAACGGGTTGCCCCGCGATCGTGGCGACCCCCGGCAGCAGCGTGGCCGCGTTCACGGCGCAGGTGGACGGAACCGCCGCGCCCGCGATCGTGATGGCGCCCGCGACCACCGTGGCAACATCGACGGTGGCGGCTGCGCCCACCTGCGCGCCGTTGATGGTCTGCGGCGCGCCCTGCGTGACCACGGATGCGGCGTCGATGGCCGCGACCGCGCCAACGGCCTGCCCCGCGATCGTGGTGGCTCCCGGCAGCAGCGTTGCCGCCGTGACGCCTGCGCTGGCGTTCAGCGGTTGCCCCGCCAGCGTGACCGTCGCGATCCGCGTGGCGGCGTTCACTGCGGCGGTCGCCTGCGGCGCCACGCCCACGATCGTCACGGTAGCGATGCGCGTCGCCGTCGTCAGCGCGGCGTTCGCGTTGACCAGTTGCCCCGCGATCGTGACGGTGGCGATGCGCGTGGCGGGATCAACCGTGGCTTCAACGACGCACTGTTGCCCCGCGCGTGTGATGGTGGCGATGCGCGTGGCAGCGGTGATCGCGTGCGTAACGACGACCGGCTGGCCCGCGATGGTCGTTGCGGCCACTAGCGTCGCGGCTGTGACGTTTGCCGTTGCCGCGACGGGTTGCCCTGCGATCGTGATGGCGCCCGCGACCAGTGCGGCAGCAGTCACCCCGGCTTGCGCGGCGACGCCCTGCCCCGCAATCGTGACCGATGATTGCACCGTGGCAGCAGCGACGAGCGCGCTCGCCTCTGGCGCAACGCCAGCGATCGTGACGGCCCCCGGCACCACGGTCGCAGCGGTGACGACCGCCGCTGCATTCGGCGCGTCGCCGTTGATCGTTTGCGAACCCGTGGAGGCTTCAAGCGCCGGGGATGCGGGCAAGGAGCCGCCGCTGACGCCGTTGAGCCACGGCCATTCAACGACGGTGGTATCACTGGGAACCGACAGCGCGGATTGGCCGTCGAGCCACACGGCGTCGGGAAGCTGCACGCCGCCGACAACCGTGGCAGCGGCGACCGACGCCGCCGCCGACGCGAGTTGCTGCGCATCAACCGCAATCGTCTTCGCGCCGGGAACAACCGTGGCAGCGGTGACGCCACTCGCCGCGACAGGCTCGCCACCGGCCAGCGTGATGCTGGCTTGCGGTGTTCCGGGACTGACGCCCGCCGTGGACACGACAGGCGTGCCGAGCGCCGTGCGATGCGCGAGCGCCGGCGCGATCAACGCGTCCGCATACGGGCCGAACCCCTTGTCGTCGGTGATCGTGACCGTGGCCGTGCGCGTGGCCGTCGTGATCGTG